ATGGCTGTTTACAGCGTTACGCAGAAATACCTCATAGACAACTACGCCGTAGTTCAACTTCTTACCGATGCAGAAATTGAACTCGGCGCAAGTGTCGTTATTGCCGGGGTAGATGCAACCTTTAACGGCTCTTATTCGGTAAGAGCGCTTCCGCAATATCTTTATATTGGCATAGATACAGAAGGCGATCTTCTTTACGATGTCAATATTCCGATCGCTAATCAAGTCCTTTATGCAAAGACCGCCGATGATGTCACGCGCACAGCTGCTACTGGAACACTTACAATTACCCAGACTTGCACTTGGGTTACTGCAGCGAACATCGAGGATTGGCTTGGCATAGGTACAGCGACCGCCGCCGACGCCGCTTTCCTAACAGTGTGCGCCAGCGCTGCATCACAATTTTGCTGGAGACGCCGAATGGAAGCAGGCTATGTGGATTCTTTAACGACTGTCCCTTCGCAAGATGTCTTCCTAGGAACCCAGATGTACGGTGGCGCGCTGTACCGCCAACGCGGATCAGTAGACCAATACGCTTCATTCCAAAACATGGGCGTAACCCCAGTGATGGGTCTAAACGGAATGATCCGCCAGCTCTTGGGAATTGATCGTCCGCAGGTCGCCTAATGGCTGTACCTAACTACACAGATCTATTTAACGAAGGCTACGACGATCTTGTAGCAAAGCTTTCTACGGTCGTAGGGCTGCAGGTCAATAACGATCCGCGCAATATTACGCCGCCAAGCGTCTTTGTAAACATCGACTCAATTGACGGCTACAACTACAATGTCGCCAAATTAAACTTCACACTCCAGATCATCACGCTAGGCCCGGGCAACCTAGACGCCCAAAAAAGCCTTCTCAATATCCTCGCCCAGATCTACGCGCTAGACATTGGGGTCGTATCTGGACGCCCAACCAACCTAGACATCGGCGGCTCAACGCTTCCTGCCTATGAGCTGTCGGTCTCAACTGTCGTGCAGACTGCCTAATCCACACTCTCGGTCTCATTATGTGTCAAACTAAAACCAACACTTCCAAGGAGTAATCATCATGGCTGCAACATCAACTATTCTCTCAAATCCAAAAGTCCTAGTCGGCGCGACCAACCTGACGGGCTGGTGCACCTCTGCCACTGTGACTCGTACTGTGACCGCTCTTAATGACACGGTCTTCGGCAACACGGCAAACACTTTTACAGCTGGTCTTGAGGACAATGAGTGCACCTTGACACTATTTTTGAGCTATGCCGCTTCAGCCACTTACGCGACACTTGCACCGCTTGTCGGCACAAAATTGAATATTGTCGTAAATCCTTCGGACGGAGCGGACTCCAGCACGAATCCTGGCTTCACTCTGACAGGCACCTATCTTGAGTCTTTGCCAGTGATCTCCGCATCGCTCGGAGAACTACAGTCGATCGACATCACTTTCATGGGTGGCGTCTACTCGGCTGATGTCACAGCATAACTAACGGCCTTCCTTGGCCCGACGAAAGGAACACAATGAAGATCAAACTCACGCTTACACGCGGAGACAAAAAAGAAACACTTATTACAAACCTTTTTGCGATCGCCGAATGGGAACGCTTAGAGAATCGTCGAGTGTCTGACGGTCGCGGTATCGGTGCATCAGATATGGCTTGCTGGGCGTACATCATGCTCGGCGTCAAAGGCGAGACTCTTCCTGCTACTTGGCGCGAATGGCTTAAAGCAAACCCAGATGTCGAGATCGGCGTAGAGGACTCAACTGATGTAAACCCTACGGACGCGGCTACAGGCGACAACTCGCCGAACTTGTAGTCGCGACAGGGTGGGCTCCCACTTTCTACGCTGACACCTTCGACACGCGAGACCTAACTACCATTGTCGCAGTGCTAGAAAAACAAAACAAAAAGAGGTGACATGGCTGAAGGAATTGAAACTCGCATAGAGGTCTACGGCCTTAAAGAAGCACTTAAAGAACTAAACAAGATTGACAAGTCTTTACGGCGCGAGATCACTAAAGATTACAAAAGGATTACAGCTGGTCTAGTCTCCGACATTGAATCTGCTATACCCCTGAATTACCCTTTGTCAGGCTGGCAAAGAAGCTGGTCTTTGCGCGGTTCTTATCAGGTCTTTCCTTGGCCTACCGAGCACAAAGTCAAAGCGTACATCAACACAAAACCGCCAAAAGAGTTCCGACAAAACACAGTGAACCTCACGACCTTTGCGATTAAATGGCTCGGCGCGGCAGCTTCATTCTTTGACTTCTCAACAAGTAACCGCATGGGCGCTGCACTAACAGCCAAGTACGGAGATTCATCGAGAGTAGTATGGCGTCAATATGAAGCTCACAAAGACGATCTCAATAGTGCTATGGAGACGCTAGTGGATCGCGTTGGTAAAGCCGTCGGACAGAACTTGAAAGCACAATAGTCATGGCTGTAATCCTTCCAATTATCACCGAGTTCAATGCCAAAGGCACGCAGAAGGCGATCAAAGAGTTCCAGAAACTTGAAGGCGCATCGGCTAAAGCACAGTACGCAATTAAGAAGTCAGCAGTCCCAGCAGCCGCAGCGGTCGCAGGATTAGGGCTTGCCCTTGTAGGCGCTACCAAGGCGGCAATGGAAGACCAAGCCGAACAGGTACAGCTTGCGCTCGCACTCCAGAATGTCACTGGCGCGACCGACGCACAGATCGCATCGCAAGAAGACATGATTACAAAGATGAGTCTTGCGTCAGGCGTAGCGGACTCTGAACTTCGCCCGGCACTGGCGTCACTTGTGCGCGGAACTAAAGACATCGAGGAAGCAAACAAAGCTCTTGCACTTGCACAAGACATCTCCGCAGGATCAGGCAAAGACCTTGCGACCGTCTCCGATGCTCTTGCAAAGGCTTACGGCGGAAACATGAAAGGACTTGCCGCGCTTAGTCCAGAGATTAAAGCCATGATCAAAGACGGTGCATCTTTAGAAGATGTAATGAATGTGCTTGGCGGATCTTTCGGTGGTGCTTCTGCCGCAGCTGCCGCCACTGCCGAAGGCGGAATGAAGCGTCTCGGGATCGCATTGGCAGAGACCAAAGAATCAATCGGTGCAGCACTGATCCCAGTAGTCGAAGCGCTACTTCCGTACCTGATCGCTTTTGGCGCGTGGGCACAAGAGAACACCAAAGTCTTTCTTATTGTCGCTGGCGCTATCGGCGGAATTGCAGTGACGATCTTGGCTCTTAATGCCGCTATGAAAGTTTATGCAGCCGCACAAATGATCGTGAACGGCGTTGTCGCAGTGTTTAACGCTCTGCTACTGGCTAACCCTGTAACTCTGGTCGTCTTGGCAATCGTGGCGTTTATAGCGATTCTGACCGCGCTCTATTTTAAGTTTGAGACAGTCCGCAAAATCGTGGACACTGTGTTCGATGCGATGCTTGCAGGCGGTAAAGCAGTCTTTAACGGACTCACTACCTACTTCACAGGCGTCTACAACATTTTTAAGACACTCTTCAACGGCATAGCCAAACTTTGGAACAACACTGTCGGCAAATTGTCTTTTGACATTCCTGATTGGGTGCCATCATTAGGTGGCAAAGGCTTCTCCGTTCCGAATATTCCTATGCTCGCGGACGGTGGAATCGTGACAGGGCCAACGCTTGCAATGATCGGCGAGCGCGGCCCTGAAGCGGTCATCCCATTATCTGGGCGCGGTGGTGGAATGGGTAATTACACGATTAACATTACGGGCGGTCTTGGCTCGAGCGCGGAGATTGGCACAGCTGTCGTGAACGCGATCAGAGCGTTTAATAGGCAAAACGGCCCTGCGAATATAGCGGTCGCCTAATGGCTGGCGTAGCGGTACTTGGGTCAGGTAACTACGACCTTGAAATTGACACAGGGTACGACTGGAACGCTTTCACACTTGACGACGATCTCAAAGGCGAACTAAACAACACCGAATATGTGCTTGACGGTACATCGCAGTTTGCAAGCGTCTTAGACGGCGCAATCTCACTAACTGCCAAGCGTGGACGCGCCAACACAGGCGACCAATTCGCTTATGGCACGATGAACTTCACACTTAATGACACTTACGCCGACGGAGTGTTTAACCCTTTTGACACAACTTCTCCGTATTACGACCCAAACAATAATCAGCCAGGACTTGCACCTCTTCGCGAAGTCCGCTTTTCTCGGTACAGCTCAACCAATGTCAAAGAACTTTTGTGGGTCGGCTACATCGTGAACTACGACTACACCTTTACGCTCGGCGGTCTGGACACAGTGACCGTAAATTGTGCGGACTTCTCTTACCAATTAGGACAGACCTTTCTTGCCGAATGGAATGTCACAGAACAGCTCTCAAGCGAGCGTTTTGATGACCTGCTAGATCTACCAGAAGTCGCCTACACGGGCACACGGAGCATTGAGACAGGCGTGGCGACTCTTGGCGGAGCAGCTGCCTACACAGTCGCCAACGGCACCTCGGTTGCCGCTTATGCCAACAAAATTAACGAAGCCGAACAGGGTCGAATCTTCGTGGATCGAGAAGGCACAATGACCTTCCAGAAGCGTCTAGGAACGACGCTGGGCGTCCCTGTCGCCGACTTCCATGATGACGGTACCCAAATCGGTTACTCGGCTATAGACATCTCTTTCCAAGCGGACACAGTGATCAATCGCGCATCAGTCGAGCATGCTGGAGCCGCATCGCCAGAAGTCGCCGAAGACCTTGCATCTCAATCCTTGTATCTAATCCAAACTAAATCCATCACAGACTCACTCCTGCACAACGACGCCGCAGCTCTTACACTTGCCGAATATCTGATCAGTCCAGATCCCGAAGCACGCTTCAACTTC